CAAAAGACAGTCATTTACTAATTGACTTTTTCTTATCATCAAATTACCCACAGAACTTATTAGGAAAATTAGATGGTATTTTCTGGATAGGCGGTGCAAAGGATATTGCATCAGAAAATGTAGTAACAATAAATGATACCGATTATATTATATTTGCCAATATTCTAGCTCGTGGTGGTAATGATTATTATGCAGTAGAATGGGCGTGATAATGTGGCATATACATCAGGATCATTCACTGGAATATTGGATTTAAAAGCAGTATTAATATCATATTTAACAAATACAACAATCCACGGTGATGATGCGTGGGAATTAGTTGCAGATAATGGGTTTCCAAAAGGGACTTATTTTAAAGTAAAAGGTATAAATGAAGATGATCATTTTTATATAGGAATGATGTATAATGAGATAACTAGTGATACATATAAAAACTGGTTATATTCAGGAACAGTAATGCGGGATAAGGTTGCAAATAATATATTAGGAATTACCGACGATGTTGTTTGTACAAACACAAATAATAATATATACACATGGAATAAGCAAGTAATCAGCAATCCTGGACACTACTATCCATATGTATGGACACAAGAGCCAGTTTATCACAAGATAGTAGATACAAAATGTACAGCTAATATGTCTATTGTAAAAGAGTATGATGATGGTAGAGAGTATGGAAAAATATTATCATTTGGAGTATTTAAACAATTTGATGAAAATTTAAATTGGGATGAACAAGGTGGGGCATTAAATTATATAAAACATCCTATACCAATGATGAATTTTTTTAGATTACTTAGTGGAAATTTAAATCAGAAAATGGCAATAACGCCGCCAACAATGCCGGGGATAGGTTATCCATTACTATATACAAGTAATGTAAATGGTGTGTTTGATTACCCGGTATCAAAATATTGGATAGTAAAAGATAAATATAGTATTAATGTAATCGTTAAGAATGGTAAGTATTGGCGAACAATATGTGTTGGGATGTTACCTTGTTATGGAGAAGGAACATACCCGTTTCCTGCAATGCAAGTGGGCAGTTTGGGCCTAACAGCGAATGGGGTAAATTCACCGACAAGTGGTGATCCAGATCCGACAGTAGGTATATCGTTGGATTTGTCAGATGACGATGCAAGTTTTTGTAATTCTTTACCTATATTTCCTACTAGGGGTGTGAAGTCAAAATTTTGCCCAACTCAATGTGCCATAATGAATCCTGACGGAATATGGCAATTTCATGGTAATTTTGCACAACCTGCAAATATATTCAGATTTCGGATGTCTGGTAACAACCCTGTTTTTGCTTACCCATTATATCCACCAGAATTATATAGTCCAGATGAGGCCAGATTATACCCAACGGATATTGATCTATCAGAGTATGAAAACGGAAGAAACTATTCTGATATAACACCACACTCTGATACATTTCCAATGCGAGGGGTATATGACTACTCAAGAGAATTAACTAAGGTGATGCTAAACCAAAACTTAACAGTAGGAGAAGATGGTGGATCACCGGATAAGATTACATCAGTATCTAGTTATATACCAAGAATGTTTTATACAAATACTGAACCAATACAGTTTGGTGAAATAGATACAGAAGAGGGTAAAGTTCTTGTAATTCCAAATGTTTGGCAAGGTAGACTTTCATGGTATAAATATTATTTAAATACTGATGGAGCAACAATACCATATGATTTTTGGGCCAGAGAGGTATTAAAAACCAGTTATGAAAATATGACTTATACATATGGTAATAGACATCGTATGGCAATAAAATTAGAGGGGGATATATAAGTGGCAGTTGTTAAATATACAGGGGTAACAACCTCAAATGATTTAATGCAGAAGATATATGATTTTGCATTAGCGAATGCATGGACATCAGCTCAAGCACCAGTAGCTGATTTAGATATTATTAATAAACAGACATCAGACGGGAATAAATGTTGCATTGTTTCCCCAAATGGATCTACACATATTAATTTACGTAGTGCAAATGGGTATCAGATATTCAAAAGACAGAAACTAGGAGTAGACTTGTCAACTTGGTACACCATGCCAGCACATTTAGATGGTAATGGTAATTATGTAAATGCTCTACCAACGGCAGATAATAGGATATTTGGAGTTGGGTGTACTGCATCAAGTGCATATTCATCTGGTGCGGATAATTGGTTTGCACAGGCAGATGTTCCAAAGTACAAGACAACGGATAATACAGGAGATCCAGTTGGTGTTGGATTAGCTATGATTAGTGGGCTGTCCCATGATGTTTATTTAAATGCGATTACAACAAGCACAAATCCAGTAATTTTAGTATCAATTGTTACAAATGGTGTGTTTCAACATATGGCATTTGGTAATGTTAAAAAATCAGGAGTATGGACTGGAGGGGCATTTTTAAGTGCGACAGCTAATTCCTACACAATGACACCAGCAACACTGACTACTGGAACGGATATCCAGAAAGCCTTAAGTTTAGAACCAGAATTAATTCCAATATTTAGTACAACATCAAATGCATCAACATTTTTAAGAATTGATATGGATGATGCGCCTAGTAGAGGTTATATTATTTGGGCATCTAGTGGTGCAATTGTATCAGGAAATGCTATATGCTATACAGGTAAACAAATGGGTATGCCATTAAGAACCGTCGGGTTAACTGGAACATGGGTTCCAAAAGTTCCTCATTGGGGAAATTTTCAATCACAGACATCATCTGATCAGGGACGGAATGCCAATACACTTAACTGTGTTACAGTTGATCTATCATTGATGCTTAGTGTAATAAGAGATCCAGACGGATTGCGTGTATTTAGTCCGGTTGGTGTTATTCCAGATATATATTTTATATCAACATATAATATAGCACCAGCTAAAGCATATACAATAAATTATCCTGTTTCCGGGGAAATACACCAGGCATTACCTATGACACGCCGAGGGGGAATATTTGGATATGACGGTTTAGGAGTAAAGCAGGAATAGGGGGCAAAGTAGGATGACAGTATCATATGACGGAGTTTTATTAATGCCCACTATGAATATTATAGACTCAAAATCATTTGTAGCTGACAATATGGACACCGTAACCGGAACAAGAATATTGACTGCAGATTCACTCGGTTATTATTTGCCAATAACTTACTATGGGGACACCGTAACATTAGCAGAACGGGATGGATTAGAAGTACCTTTGGGGAGTATAAAATCTCCCTCATCTCCATTGGCACTAACAACAGGATATACATATGTGTTTAATATAGTTGAAAAGCAGTTCGTGGTTACAGATAACTTAGGAAATATAACAACAGCAGAGAATATACTAACATGGGGAGATTTAGATATAGAATTTGGTATATATGAATCTCATCAGTTTATAATGGTGTTAACCGGAGCACATACATATAGAACAATTTTCATGTATGCTCTGATGAGATATGAGACTTATCCAAGCTACACTCAGGGTATTATGTGGGGACAGTTTGATAGTTATATAAATAGTATATTTCATTGGGTGTTGCCGAGTGGCGCGTATTATGGTGAAGAGATCGCAGAACAAACATTACCAATTACAGGTACAGTTACCTTTGATGATATATTTAATACACTTATAAATGATGTTACTAGAATTGTGTATTCAACATTATATCCTAATATACTGTATTATGATACTACTAAAATAGTGGAAACCATTGCAGATGATCTAAAGGGAGAAATTATAGAATTTTCATATGGTATATTATTAGCATTAGTGACAAATTTATTATATCCAGCATTATTACCAATGCAAGCAACTGGTGAAACTATAAATAATAGACCAGTATATGAACCATGGATGATAATGTATATATTAAATTTATTAATATATAATATACCTGCAAACGGTGGAGATCCACCAGTAGGACCGCAACCAGATGCGGACAATAACCCGTATGTATTTTCACTGAGTCCAAGTTGGTAGGAGGTATAAAATGGCAGATGAAGATCAGATAGTTGAGAAATTTCAGTTTAAGACGGACATTATAACAGCCTTTGATGGTAGTGAGCAACGTAGTGCATTACGATCCATACCAAGACGATATCTGTCATATAAGTATACAAGTACCGCTGCGTGGGAAGCACAGTATTTGAGAATGCTCACATCAAATCAGCAAAATAGCGTTATGTATATACCAATGTGGCACAGGGCAACTGAACTACGCGAAGATATTGCGGTGGGGGCGTTCTATTTAAAAGTACCACCAAAAAGGTTATGGGGATTTAGAGGATCAAGTTCATGTTGGTTTTATTATGGGGACAGTAGTGCTTCATCAGGGGCATACTATGATATATTAGCATATAACCAAGACGGCAGTATTAGGGTTAAGAAATATATATCTTCTGTTAAAGAGGCCGGAAATATGGTACTTCCCGTTATGCAGGCAGTTGTACAGCCAGAAGACAGTATGGCGGCGATGTTTTCAAATGATACAAATATGACAATGAATTTTGAGATAATTGTTGATCCTACATTTCCATCAATACCTGCTTTCTATGATTATACTACTAATATATCATATACACCGGATAGGCCGACCTATACGATGGATGAAAAATATAATGCCTTAGAGATATTGAATATTGAACCAACATGGGGGGATGACATATCTTTAGGGCATACAAAAAATGCAGACAAACTGGATAATGAAACAGGTCCATTTTCATACTATGTAAAAAGTACCATAATATCTGAACATCGAAGTATGGATATTATGACAACACAGTTAGAGGAAGCAGATAATATAGAAAGATTCTTTTTTAGGGTTAAGGGGCAATTAATTCCGTTTTATGCACCAACATGGCTTAATGATCTAAATATAGATAAAGACATTGTAAATGGTTCTTCTTACATATCGGTTGAGTTCAGTCAGTATTATTTATATTACGCATCAAATAAAAACAGAAAGACAATTATAATATTTTTAGAAGATTATACAACAAGAATATATAATATTACAGCATATACAACATATACAGATATAGATGGCGTGGTGCATGGAAAATTATTGATGTCAGGATTAGATGAAAGTATAAATATTAATAATATAAAAATGGTTTCATATTTATGTCGTTACAGATTGACATCAGATGAACTTGAAGTAAAGTATAGTACAACAACAATTGCAAATGTAACTTTGGCAATGAAGGAGATATGATCAATGAGTAATTTGCAAACATATGAGTATTCGGAGTATGATGGAAACCCATTTGAGTGTTACAGATTTAGTTACAATGGTATAAATTATAATTATACATCAGCAGATCATGATATAACATTATCAGTAGATGGAGAACAAGAGGTATTCTATTCACAGTTTATTCAGCGGTCGTCAATAAAGCCAACCGGGATGGAAACGATAACGGTATATACAGAACTAAATAATAACGTTGCAATTTTATATCATGGTGCGCCGCCGGAACAGGGAAAAGTAAAATTATCGATATTTAGAATACATGGGTCAGATACGTCAGATATTGATACAATTATGCGAGGTAGAGTAAGTCAGGTAAAGTTTAGTGCGGTACAGGCAGAAATAACAGTTACAATTGAAAACTATCTGGAAAAAGAAGTTCCTCGTGGTAAGTTACAATATTATTGTAATAATGTTATTTATGATCATATATGTGGATTAACAGAAAGTAATTTTACAACAACTTGCAGAATATCAGATATAAAAGGATTAACATTATATTCAGATGACCTTAAACAATTTGATGATGATTATCTTATTGGTGGAATATTGAGGCTTGATTCTAACATAAGATGTGTGACGGCAAGCAAGAAAGTTGGATCAGTTACAGTTAAGTATCCTTTTGCAACATCAGCAATAACAGGTATATTTACAGTATCATTGGGATGTAATGGTCTATTTACAATGTGTGCGGAAAAGTTTCATAATACAGATAATTTTACGGGTGTATGTTATTGCCCTCCTACTGACAGCGTTAAGAATAAACTAGGTGGGGGACAGTACTGGATCGACAACTCAATGGTAATTAGAGATACAGATTGTGCAGTTGGGAAAATTAGCCTTTAATGTAAATATAAGGAAGTGATAATACTTGAATATAAATAATCTACTTGGATGGTCTTTATCCACACTTGCAATGGCATTTGTAAATAAGAGATCAACAGCAAGCAGTGAAGATCCATCTGATTTAAACGTTACAGAAGGGGCAACAAAGATAGGAAATAGTGTTCCAGTAGTATTTGGTAGGGCAATGATAAAAAGTCCTCTTGTAGCCTACTTTGGGGACTTCTCATCAAGGGCGTACACCGAAGAATATTCAGCACATTCTTCCTTTAATGCTAAAGCTTTAGTTTTTTCCTTAATAATTTCATATATTTCAAGTGTAATAACTGGACATTCAAATCCTGGTCAACCTGTATCCACTACTGGAGGGGTAGGGTCAACATCGGGTCCGGGAACAGTTAAAGATGATTTGACAGGTCCATTAATCAATGCATTGTTTACATGGTTATTATCATGGCTCATAAATGGAAGGATGCTGAAAACAACAATTCAAAAAGGATTTAAATATTATCTAGGTTATCAGTTTATGGTATGCTGGACAGGAGATAATATTGGCATTAAAAGTATATGGATGAATGCATATAGTACTGTCACAGAAGAATCAGATATGGCGGCAATATGGTCCAGCAGCGTTGCTACAAAGCCAAATAATCACGGGGGTGTAGTTGCCCACATTAACAAACCAGATCTGTTTGGTGGAGTTGATGAAGGTGGTGGATTTGTTGGTGATATGCGTATATATTTTGGTGATGAGTATCAAACAGCCGATCCGTGGATGATATCACAGATGAATGCAAGTTCAATTCAAACGTCATTACGGGGACTAACTCCACTATATAGAAAATTTCTTACAATAGTTGTACCAAAAGCATATATAGGGAAACAGTCATCCATACCAGAGACGTGGGTTGAAGTTGTAAATATCCCAAATAAATTAGGATTTGAAGCAATTGGGTTAGAGGCAAATCCGGCAGAAGTATTATATGATATTTATACAAATGCAGATTGGGCATTAAATGAAGATACAAATGATTTAGATATTGATTCATTGATGGCTCTTGGGCAAACATGCAAAGATGAGGAATTGGGAATATCTGGTCAAATAAATGATGTAATAAAATCGGCAGATTTAATTGATAAGATAATGACACATATAAATGGAGTAAAATACGTAGAACCAACTACAGGAAAACTAACATTTAAACTCATTAGAAATGACTATGATGTAAAAAGTTTACCCGTTGCAAATACTTCAAATTGTGTTTCGTGCGAATTTACAAGGTTGGATTGGTCTGAAACAGTATCAACAACTTCCATACAATTTACAGATTCAACAAATGACTATGAAAATAGCACTATTCCGTATAATGATCCAGCTAATATTAAAATAACGGATACGGTTTCAACAAAGAGTTATGAATATCCGTTCTTTACAGTTGTTAAAAATGTTGTTGCGGCGGCAGTAAGAGAACAGACATCAAATGGGTATCCACTTGCATCTGTAAATATAGAAGCAAATCGAACATTAAGTTACCTTAGAATTGGATCACCATTTTTACTCAATTGGGATATATATGGAGTAGCTAATATGGTTATGAGGACAACATCAGTTGAGTTGGGGGAATTAAATGCAAATTCAATAAAGATATCTGCAATTGAGGATGTATTTGGGTTTAACACACAATCATACACAACAGCAACAGGTAGTGGGTGGAATGAAATAATATTATACCCTACAGGAGTCTCTATATATGGATTTAAAGAATTACCATATGAATTAACAAAGAGTCGAAATACGTATGTATCAGCATTAGCTTCAAGACCAACTGCAATTACTACATTGTGGAATGTATGGAGAAAAGCACAAGGTTGGACTGAATTTACTACAACTAAT